ATACTAAAAAACAATTAGTTAGATGATTTGACTAGGTGTGTTTTTTTATAATAAATGTATCAATTTAAATGAAAAAGGTGTCAAAAAATGTATAAAAATATTGACTACAATAATACCAGTAAATAAAATATAATTAGGTAATACTTGTTAATAATTGCATAAAACTAGTAAATTTACTAAGTCGTATTTAATATATGATTATTAAGTATTACGCATAATAAAATCCTTATAAACAAAAATGACACCTAATGGTTATCAATTCTAGGTGTCATTTTTTTTGAATAAAATGTTTTAAATACTGATTTAACAATATTAACTTGCAATTTAATTATAGACAGTAATGATTTCTTTTATACATATAATGTAATATTAATTTTTCCGATATTTTGCTAAGATTTTTAATGGATTTATTGATTTACTATATATCTTATATACGATAAAGTTTAAAGCTAAAATACGCCTTAAGCCTTGAAATTACAAAGTTAAGAAGTTATAATAAGTTTTAGTAAATTATGAATATTTAATATTACTAAGATTAACAAGTGTTATATAATTCCCAATAGCACCTAGAGTAATCTAGGTGCTTTTTATAATGTTAAAAATGTATTGAAAACTAATAAAAGAAAAGATAAAATATAAATGAAGGTTGAAGGCTTCATATAAGATTATTATTATTACCAAATGAAATATCACTTAGCTTATAAAAGTTAAGTGATATTTTGTTGTATATAAGAATAAAATTTGTAGAGAAATATTGACTATAAAAATTAAATCAAATATAATTTAATTATATATTTGATATATATATTCTCTCTTATAATGTTAATATTATTTGAAATCTTTATACAGAAAAATAACACTCAATTTATGTTGGGTGTTATTTTTCTGTATAAAGCAAAAAGTCGTCCTAAGACGACTTATCTATATATGCCCCACATATTATTTATCCTATAGAATAAAATATCAAGAAAGATAATAAAAGTCAATTATTTTTTTGTCGTCAAAAATTCGTCAAAAATAATAATTAAATTTAATCAATTTTAATTAACTGAAATTTTTGATAATGTCTGTGAAAGTGGCTTTTTAAGTAGATATAAAGATTTTAATATAAATTATAACAGTTATAAAATATTCTAAGGCAAGATCCTGATGTTCTTATGATAGGAGAAATAAGAGATGAAGAAACTGCTAATATGGCAGTTACTGCATCGTTAACAGGGCATAAAGTATATTCGACAATTCATACAAAAACTCCACAAGAAGTATATTTTAGACTTGAAGATATGGGTGTGAAACAATATCTAATTAAAGATTCTCTAATTGGAATAGTATCTCAAAGACTAATAAGAGTATTCTGTGATAATTGTAAAAAAGAAGATATAAAGTTTATATTTAAAGGGAATGAAATGATAAATTACAAAGGGGTAGGATGTAGTAATTGTAACTATACAGGTTATAAAGGAAGAAAAGTAGTAAGTTCAGTTGTATTTATTGATAAAGAAATTAAAAAACAAATTTCAAATATTTTCCAGGAAATAGGAGGGTTAAATAATGAAGAAATGATAGATAGCTTAAATGATTTATTAACTAATGGACAAATATCAATTATGGATTACAATAATTTTTTAATAGAAGAAGGTCTTAATTATGAAGAAAATAAAATTAATATTTAA